AGCTAGGTGCTATTAATTCATTGCTTGACAGGACAGGTTATCAGACAGTTAATAAGATTGAAGATGTAACAAACAAAAAGACAGACGAGGAGCTTCAACACGAACTAGGGAAACTGCTATCAGTTATAAAAGTAGTGCCTTCTAGCAATGATGATCTTAATTAATGAGTCTTGAAAGAGCAGTAGAAATAGCAAAAGAGCTTGAGCGTAGAAAAGCAACTAATACACTAAAATATTACAAGCCATATGACTATCAAGTAAATTTTCATAATACTATAGCATCTCAAAGACTACTTATGGCTGGTAACAGGATAGGTAAATCTTTTTGTGGTGCTATGGAGATGGCATATCACTTAACTGGCAAGTACCCTGACTGGTGGAAAGGCAAGAAGTTTGATAAGCCTATAAGGGCCTGGGTAGGTGGTGTGTCAAATGAAACTACTAGAGATGTATGCCAGAAAGAACTTGTAGGTCAACCAGATGATCCTAGTGCAAAAGGTACAGGATCTATACCACTTGACGATATAGGAGATACAACTAGGAAACCAGGTGTGCCAAATGCTATGAATAGTTTAGTTATTAAGCACGTTAGTGGTGGGTGGTCAAGACTTGCATTCAAAGCATATGAAATGGGCAAAGAAAAATGGATGGGTGAAGCTGTAGATGTGGTCTGGCTAGATGAAGAACCACCTACAAATATTTATACTCAAGCACTTACTAGAACTGCAGACAGAGGTGGCATAGTGTATATGACATTTACACCTGAGTCTGGCATGACAGAAACAGTAGCACAGTTTATGAATGATCTAAGACCTGGTCAAGCACTCTTACAAGCTGGGTGGGATGATGCACCTCACATGACATCAGACGTAAGAGAGCAGATACTTGCTGCATTACCACCACACGAAAGAAAGATGCGTGAGCAAGGTGTACCACAGATAGGTTCTGGTCTTGTATTTCCTGTGGCAGAAGATGAAATAGTTTGTGAACCAATAGATATACCAGATCATTGGACAAGAATATGTGGGCTAGATTTTGGTTGGGATCACCCGACTGCAGCAGTATGGATTGCATGGGACAGAGATGCTGATGTGGCATATGTTTATGATAGCTATGCACTACGACAAGAGGCTGTGCCTATTCATGCAAGTGCAATAAAATCAAGAGGTAACTGGATACCCGTGATCTGGCCTATGGATGGCAGACAAGCTGACAAAGGTTCTGGTAAATCACTTACTGAGCAGTACAGGTCAGAAGGTGTGAATATGACAAGAGAGCATTTTAGTAATCCACCAGCACAGGGACAGAAAGAAGGTTCAGGTGGTAACTCAGTTGAAGCTGGTATTATGGAAATATATACAAGAATGCAAACAAAAAGATTGAAAATTTTTAAGAATCAAGATAAACTTTTAACTGAGCTAAGAATGTATCATAGGAAGAATGGTAAAATTGTTGCAGCTCATGATGATGTTATATCTGCTATGCGCTATGCAGTTATGTCATTACGAAAAGCAAGAATCAGAAACTATGAGCCTATGAACATTCAGGCTGAATCGGAGTTTAATATCTTTGCATGAGGAAAGAACACAAAAGTAAAACTGGTGGACTTACTGCAGCAGGTAGAAGATACTTCAAAAAGAAAGAAGGATCTAATTTAAAACCTCCTGTCAGTAAAGGCACTAACCCTAGACGTGTTAGTTTCGCTGCAAGATTTGCTGGTATGAAAGGCCCTATGAAAGATAGTAAGGGCCGACCAACCAGAAAAGCCTTAGCCTTAAAAAAATGGGGTTTTGGTAGTGTTGAGGCAGCAAGAAATTTTGCCAACAGACACAAGAAGAAAAAAACTAATAGAGCATAGGAGGATAATATGCCAGGACATTATGGAAAAGGAATGAAAAAAGGTAAAGGTGGTCTTACAAAAAAACAAAAGACATTACCAGCATCTTTAAAAAAAGCTATTATGGCTAAAAAGAAGAAGAAAAAGTAATGCCTAGAAAATTTAAGAAAGTGCCAAAAACGAAAGGTGGTGTCCCCACTAAGTATGTTAGAGGTGCAAAGAATCCAAAGAAACGAGAGGCTGAAATAAAAAGAACTCGTAAACTTTACAAAGCAGGAAAACTTACTCCAGCTATGATGGATAGAATTAGTAAGCAAAGGAGCAGAGGATAATGGCAGCAACTAAAAAGAAAGCAGGTAAGTATGGTGGCATATCTGGTGCTTCTAAATTTTCTAAATCAAAATTAGATGCTGTGTATAAGCGTGGCCTTGGAGCTTACTACAGTTCAGGTTCTAGGCCTAAAACATCTGCTCATGCGTGGGCAATGGGTAGAGTAAAAAGTTTTGTAACAGGTAAAGGTGGAGCTAGAAAAGCAGACGCTGATTTACTTAGAGGTAGAAAGAAAAAGAAATGAGAAAAGGATTATATGCAAATATTCATGCAAAAAGAAAGCGTGGAGAAAAAATGAGAAAGAAAGGAGCAAAAGGCAGTCCAACAGCTGCAGCATTTAGAAGAGCTGCAAAGACTGCTAAGAGAAAATAATGGGTGGAGCAGCAGCAATAATACCATCAGTAATTGGTAGTGTAGTAGGTAGAGCAATTAGTGGAGTTGCAGGTATTGGTAAAAAGAAAAGAAAAACCCCACAACCACAACAACAAATGGAACAATTGCCAACTACAACGCAACCAGTTGCACAAAGACTCGCATCACAGTATGGTGGATCAACTATGCTTACAGGTGCATCTGGTATTACAGAAGAAGCAACAACAAGAAAAACTTTATTGGGTGGATAATGATAGAACCAGTTTTTGATCAGTTGCAGAAAGAAAAATTCTACGAGTGGATTTCGCCTAGAGCAGATATCGAAGTTGATGATTATACAACTATTGGTTTTGTAGATGGAGAACAAATAGTAGGTGTTATTCTTTTTTGTAATTATGATGGTAATAATATTTATGTTCACATAGCTGCAGAGTACCCAGGTGCTGTGCAAAGAAAATTTATAAGACTTATGTTTGATTATATATTTAATCAGGCAAAATGTCAGAGAGTAACTGCTACCTGTCTTGCAAATAAGAAACGTAGTCAAAAGCTAATTGAAGGTGTAGGTTTTAAAAAAGAGGGATTATTAAAGAATTTTGTAAGAAAAGATGATACACTATATGATATTATAATTTATGGAATGCAGAAAGAGGATTGTAAATGGGTAACATACCAATAATAGGACCATTGTTAGCACCAAAAATGCCAAAGCTACCACCAGGTCCAGATGCAGAAATGCTTGAAAAAGAAAGACAAGCAGAAGCAAAATTAGAAAAAGAAAGAAAAAGACTTTTAGCTGGTAAAGCTATGGGAATGCAATCAACTATTTTAACTGGTGGTCAAGGTGTTGAAGAAGAAGCTACTACATCAAGAACATTACTTGGTGGTTATTAATGGAAAAATTTGATTATATAAAAAAGCGATACAATGAAATGAGTTCAAACAGAGGAACTTGGGAAGATCATTGGCAAGAAATCTTAGACTACGTTATGCCACGTAAAGCTGACATAGTTACAAAAAGAATAAGTGGTGATAAAAGAACAGAGGTCTTGTTTGACTCTACAGCTATTACAGCAAATAATTTACTTGCTGCTAGTTTACAAGGAACTCTTACATCACCTTCAAGGCAATGGTTTTATTTAAAAATAAGAGATGAAGAAGTTAATGAAGATAGAGAAGTACAATTATATTTAGAAGACTCTGCAAAAAGAATGTATGATGTTTTCAATCAAACTAATTTTAATACAGAAGTACATGAATTATATTTAGATTTATGTTCAATAGGTACTGGTTGTTTATTTGTAGAGGAAGGTAACAAAGGATTTGATGAAGATTTAATACATTTTCAAACTTTACATATATCAGAATTTTATATACACGAAAATGTAGCTGGTTATATAGATACACTTTACAGAAAATATAAACTTACAGCTAGACAGGCAGTTCAAGAGTTTGGTGAAGATAATGTTGGGCCAAAAATTTTAGAATGTGCCTCAATGAAACCAGATAAAAAATTTAATTTTATCCATGCAGTAGAACCAAGAGAAGATTATGAAAGAGTTTTTGGTGAATCTGATACTAAATTACCATTTCATTCATGTCATGTATGTGAAGAAGAAAAAATGGTTGTTAGAACTGGTGGGTATAATGAGTTCCCATATCTTGTGCCTAGATGGTCAAAGGCAACAGGAGAAATATATGGGCGTTCACCATCTTACAATGCTTTGCCAGATATAAAAACATTAAACAAAGCTGTTGAAATAGGACTAAAAGCATGGTCAAAAGCTATAGATCCTCCACTACTTGTGCAGGATGATGGTGTAATAGGTAGAGTAAGAATGACACCTGGTGGTATCACAGTTATAAGAAATGATGCAGCAGTAAAACCATTTCAGTCTGGTGCAAATATGCAGGTTACTACATTTAAAGAAGCTGAACTTAAAACAGCTATTAGACAAGCATACTACTCAGATCAGTTACAACTACAACAAGGACCACAAATGACTGCTACCGAAGTGCAAGTAAGATATGAACTAATGCAAAGACTGTTAGGTCCTACACTTGGTAGATTTCAGTCAGAGTTTTTAAACCCACTTATTGAAAGAGTCTTTGGCATTATGTTTAGAGCAGAGGCTTTTGTTCAAGAACCAAATTTATTACAAGGGCAATCTATCGACATTGAGTATGTTGGTCCACTTGCAAGATCACAACGTATGGAAGAAGCAGTTGCAGTTGAAAGATTGTATCAACTTGCTATGCAACTTGCACAAGCTGATCCTTCAATTATGGATATACTTAATCATGATGAAGCTATTAGAGCAAGGGCAGAACTTTTAGGAGTGCCAAAATCAGTTCTTAGAGGTAGAGCAGAAGTTGATGAACTTAGACAAGCTAGAATGCAACAACAAGCTATGCAACAAGAAATGATGATGCAACAACAACAAGCTGAGATTGGTGCAAAACAAGCAGCATCACTTGAATCTCTTGCTAAACCAGAAACAAGAGCAGTTGCAGAGCAAGTGTCTGCTGAGCTAGAGGAAGATATTGAAGAATAATTTAGACGAAGAATTAAAACAACAAAAGATAGATTACTTAACAACTTTTACAACACCAGAAGGTGAAAGAGTTTTGGCTGATCTTACATCAGCTTATTACCATAGGAGTTCTTTTAGTAAAGATCCCTATGAAACTGCTTTCAAGGAAGGGCAAAGAGCAGTTATAGTCAGAATACTAAATCTTTTAAAGGAGGATATAACAAATGGCTGACGAACAAACGACCACAGAAGTGGCAGACAATCCCGAACCAGCAACAGAGCAAAACTCTGAGTCTGTGTTAGGATCTGGCATAAGTGATAATCAAACACAAACTGATTGGAAATCATCTTTGCCAGAAGAGTTGAGAAACGAACCTACTTTGCAAAATCTAAATGATGTAGAATCATTAGCAAAGACAGTAGTGCATCAACAAAAAATGATAGGTAATAGAATACCTTTACCAAAAACAGAAGAGGAGAGAGTTGAATTGTATAACAAACTTGGTAGACCACAAGAGCCTAGCAAATATCAAGTTAATATTCCAGATACTCATAAGCAATATTTTAATGAAACATCTGTAAGTGAATTTAAAAATGTTGCACACCAAATCGGTTTAAACGATCAACAGGTAAATGCTATTATAGACTATCAAATTAACGAGATTAACAATGCTTCACAAGTTCAAGACTCACAAATGAATGTGCAACGTGAAGAAGCAGAAAAAAATCTCAAAGAAGAGTGGGGTTATGATTACGATAAAAACTTACGCTCTGCTATGAGAGCTGTTGATGTTTATGGTGATGAAGAACTCAAAGAAATTTTAAATGGACCAGCAGGTAATAGTCCAGCAATGGCACGATTCTTGCACAGAATTGGTCAAGAAGTTACAGAGGAGATGGCAAAAAACACACAAAACAATACTATTGCTGCTTCTGTTCTTGACGCAAAACAAGAAATCGAACAAATAATGGCTGATCCTAAGAATCCATACTTTGACGCAAGGCACAAAGACCATAAAGCAATGGTTGATAGAATGCGACAATTACACGAAAAAGTTTATGGAAATTAGTTTTCTTGTGATATAATAGTTTTACCAAAGTTCTGCCCTTTTTGGATAACAGATGTGGTGGCCATGATGGCCTTAAAATCCGTTGGATAACTACGTTATGTTATAAGGTGTCCCTTTTAGGATAAATACCGAGGATATAAATTTTAGGAGGACATGATATGTCAGTACAAATAACTACAGCTTTTGTCGAACAGTATAAAAGCAACGTATTTCATTTGTCGCAGCAAAAAGGTTCAAGACTAAGAGATGCTGTTAGAGCTGAAACAGTAGTAGGTAAATCACATTTCTTTGAAAGAATTGGATCTACAGCTGCACAAAAAAGAACTTCCAGACATAGCGACACTCCGAGAGTAGATACACCTCACTCACGTAGAAAAGTTACTATGGAAGACTATGATTGGGCAGACTTAATCGATCAAGAAGATAAAGTAAGAATGCTCATTAGCCCAGAGTCAGAATATGCACAAGCAGGTGCATGGGCAATGGGAAGAGCAATGGATGATGCAATTATTGATGCAGCTTCTGGTAACGCCTTTGGTGGCGTAGCTGGTGGTTCAACAGTAGCATTACCATCTGGACAAAAAATTGTTCACGGCTCTGCTGGATTATCAGTTACAAAACTGATTTCAGCAAAAGAAATTTTAGATGCAAACAGCGTTGATCCTGAAGAACCAAGATATTGCGTTGTAACATCAAAACAGCTATCAGACTTGTTAGCAATTACTCAAATTACATCTGCAGACTTTAACTCAGTTAAAGCACTTGTTCAGGGTGATATTGATACTTTTATGGGATTCAAATTCATCAGAACAGAAAGACTAGATACTAACTCATCTAGCAACAGATTAGTTTTAGCATTTGCTCAATCTGGTATTGGTCTTGCTGTCGGTTCAGATATTCAAACAAGAATTACTGAAAGGGCAGACAAAAACTACGCCACACAGGTATTCTTATCAATGACAATCGGTGCAACTCGTATCGAAGACGAAAAAGTTGTTGAGATAGAATGTACCGAAAGTTAATAGGAGGAATCAAAAATGGCAACAGCAAAATCAGTAGAAATTACAGCTTTAGACGCTTCGCCTAGAGAAGTCCTAGAAACTGGGAGTGCAGAAGGCAGAATGCGTGTAGCAAGTGGTACAATCGCAGCTGGAACAGGCGACATTGATAATGATGATGTATTAATGATGGTGCAAATTCCATCTAATGCAAAAGTATTATCAATCAAACTCTTTAATGATGATTTAGATTCTAATGGCTCACCATCATTGGCAGCCAACGTAGGTCTTTATTACGCTAGTTCTGGAGTTGTTATTGATGAAGATTGTTATGCGTCAGCTATAACAACTTTACAAGCAGCAGAAACAAGTGGTGCTGAAGTTGCTTTCGAGGCAAGAAATGTAAATGCAGTTTCTAACTTTGCATGGGAAGATGGTGGTTTATCATCAGATCCAGCAGAAGCATTAAGAATCGCTATTACAATTTCAAACGTAGCAGCAACAGCAGCAGCTGGTGATGTAACCATGATTGTTACATACGTTGTAGACTAAAGACAACAAACAGGGGGGTAGTTTCGGCTACCCTCTTACAAGGTGAAAAATGGCAACAGAAGTTTCAATATGTTCAAACGCACTTAGAAGATTAGGAGATGATCCTATAACCTCACTTACAGATGACACAGAGAGAGCTAGACTTTGTAATGCTTTTTATGCAGATGCAAGAGATGCTTGTCTTAGAAGTCATCCCTGGAACTTTGCAATTACAAGAGCTTCTTTAGCTCAATTGTCTGCCACACCTGTATATGGTTTTGACTATCAATTTGCTTTACCTACAGATCCTTTTTGTCTTAGAGTTTTAGCTATGGAATTTGAGGATTATGTATTTAAAGTAGAAAATTTATCAACACAAGGCAGAGTATTACTTACAGATCAGGAAACTGCTAAAATTATTTATATAGCAAGAGTTACTGACACAACACTATTTGATTCTTTATTTGTAGACACATTGGTTGCTAAACTTGCAGCAGACTTAGCATACCCAGTAACTAATAGTCTAAAAGTACAGGAACAAATGTATAAGCTATTTCAGCTTAAACTTTCTGAAGCTCGTAGTATTGATGGACAAGAAGGGTTTATTGATGATCTTGTTTCAGATACATTTACGGATTTTAGAAAATAATGTTAGAAACAATACTAGGACAATCTTTCGATAAACGAGTTAATCAAGAAGACAAATATACAGGTTTTCTTGGTAAGATTGAGTTGCCTGATGGTACAGTTATGACTGAAAAAAGTATATCTGTTGATATTGATGGCAAAAAAACTTTAATACCAGCTATAGTTCCTACCAATAAAAAATTTCTTAAACAAATTGCACAAAATAATATGAATAAACAAATAATAGATAACGCAGTAAATCATGCTATGAAAAGAATAAAGAAAGGTAAAAGTCCATTTGCAGAACCAGGCGAATTTCAATTTGAAGGGAGAAAACCTATTAGGTTACAATTTTAATGGCAAGAACACATCCAATACAAACAAACTTTACTGCAGGTGAACTAAGTCCTAAATTATTTGGACAGACTAATCTTGACAGATATAGAAATGGTGTAGAAACATTAGAGAACATGATTGTGTTTCCACAAGGTGGTGCAACTAGAAGAAGTGGATCAAGGTTTATTTGCGAAGTCAAAGACTCATCTGCAACTACAAGACTTATACCATTTGAATTTAATGATGAACAAGCATATGTAATAGAACTTGGAAATAATTACATGAGATTTTTTAAAGACCAAGGACAGATTACTGAAGCAACTAAATCCATATCTGCTATTACAAAAGCAAACCCAGCAGTTGTAACAGCAACTTCTCATGGTTACAGCAATGGCGACCATGTTTGGATTAATGATGTTGTTGGTATGACAGAAGTAAATGGCAGAAGATACACTATAGCTAATGTAACAACACATACATTTGAATTGTCAGGAGTAAATTCTACAAACTATACTACATACAGTTCAGGTGGCACAGCAGCAAAAGTATTTGAAATATCAACTACATATACATCAGCACAATTGTTTGATTTACAGTTTGCACAGTCAGCAGATGTTATGTATATAGTTCACGAGGCACACGAACCAGCAAAGTTGTCAAGAACAGGGCATACATCTTGGACACTTACAGATGTAGATTTTGGAGCAACTGGTCCGTATTTAGATGCAAATACTACAACTACAACTCTTACACCAGCATCATCAAGCACAGGATCAGGTGTTGATATTACAGCTTCTGCAGTTACTGGTATTAATGGTGGTGATGGTTTTCAAACTACAGATGTAGGCAGACTTATAAAATTTAATAGTGGTGAAGCAGTTATTACAAGCAGAACAAGCACAACTGTAGTTGTTTGCACTATAACAAAAGCATTTGCAAATACAGATGCAACAGTAGCTTTTCAACTTGGCACGTTTTCTGCAACAACAGGTTTTCCAAAAGCTGTTACTTTTTTTGAACAAAGATTAATTTATGGTGGCACAACATCATTTCCACAAACTATATTTGCATCACAGTCTGGATTGTTTGACAATTTTGATGTAGATGATGCAAGTGCATCTGATGCTTTTATATACACTATTGCATCTAACAAAGTAAATGTAATTAGGTCATTAGCACCAGCTAGAGATTTAATAATTTTTACTGCAGGTGGTGAATTTAAAGTAGGCAGACCTGCTGGAGAACCATTAAAACCAGATAATGTAAATATTACAAGACAAACTACATACGGATCTCATACTACGCAATCAGTACAAATTGATGATGCAATTATCTTTTTGCAAAAACAAAGACAAAAAGTTAGAGCTTTTGAATTTAGATTTGCAGATGATGCTTTTATAGCTCCTGATTTAACTTTGTTAGCAGATCAAGTTACAGGCACAGGCCTTGTTGATTTAGATTATGCACAAGAACCAGACAGAATATTATTTGCAGCAAGAGATGATGG